CAACGGGACCAACGGGGCCAACGGGACCAACGGGGCCAACGGGAACAACGGGGCCAACGGGAACAACGGGGCCAACGGGAGTAACGGGGCCAACAGGAGGAACAGGTTCAATAGGAGCAACAGGAGCAACAGGAGCAACAGGAGCAACAGGAGCAACAGGAGTAATGGGAGCAACAGGAGCAACAGGAGCAACAGGAGCAACAGGAGTAACAGGTCCAACAGGAGCAACGGGAGTAACAGGTCCAACGGGAGCAACAGGAGCGACAGGAGCATTATCAACTGCAAGTGCTAGTGTTGTAACGAATACAACGCAAACAGTAGCTAGTTTAGCAGCTATTCAATTTACTGCACCGGTGCTAGTACTTGATAATGTCATATTTAATGGTACAGATACTTTTACAATTGTAGTTCCAGGTAATTATTATTGTATAGGTGCTTTAATGCCTGCGGAGACTCAAACAGGACCATTTGCTGTTGGTATAGGGTTAAATGGTATACCAACTCCAGCTTTAGATGGAGTAAATTATGCCCAATCCGCAGGACAAGAGGTTGTAGGTTTTGGTTTTACGGGTCAAATTCCAGCTGGTACGACAATTAGTTTATTTAATCTTAGTGGACATACAATTTCAATAGGAGGAGTAATTTCCGGAGCTACTAGTGTAGCAGCTCGGTTAGCATTTTTTCGTATTTCTTAATTTGCATGTAAACCAGTTATAATAATTAAGAAATTAATTATATTTCAAGTTTGGTCTTATTGTGTTTGAAATAAAGTGAAAAATCATTTTATACAATTTGTCATAAATAAAAGGCGGTTGTTTCCACAACCACCTTTCGGTAAAATAAAGAAATTTTTCAAAAAATATAGAGTATAATCCCATTTTTGTAAAATAAGTGAAGAGTTTAAGTTATAAAGAAAGGATTAAATTAATATATGCGTAATATAATTAAATGTTGAAAATAAAAGAGCAGTTAGTAAAAACTAACTGCTCCGTGCATAAGAAGAATACAATGGTCATTCGTATTCAACCTTGGTGTACCTATATTGTTAACATGTTTTAGAAATTTATTCAATATAAGAGCAGCTAACAAAAGTTAACTGCTCAAGTAGATACAACTTGGGTAAGAAGCAAGTTGTATTGTGATTAGTATTGTTAGAATATCGAATTTTATTTGTTTTAATAAAAAAGCAGCTAGCAAAAACTAACTGCTCAGTCTTAAATAAGATCTAACTGGTTACAGCACATTAAAGATGGGTTATCTATAGTATGGACGGAATATTGAGTTTTATTCAGTGGGTAGATGCATTTAATGAAAGAATGTAGCCCACCATATTCCGAATAATGAATCTTAAGTATTTTAATAAGTTCAAAGATGTAGTCGGTTTATAAAGTTGGTTCAGTAATACGTATAATTCCTAAAAAAATAATTTTATAAGACATTATTATAAAAAAGAAGATGGCAAAGAGACATTTGAAATTATTAACAGTGAGATAAGTAATTGAATAGGATTATATTAATTACTTAATGCTGGGATATGTTTTAAATGGAGAATCAATTTAAAGAGATATTTGGTGCATGGGTTGCAGCAATAGGAACAATTACTTCTGCTATTGGAAGTACGCCTTTTGATTTTATAAGCAGTAATGTAAGAAAGGATTTAAATGTTTATGGAAACGTATTACAGGCTGTTGGAAATGCTTTAGAGGCTGATGGCCAAGGAGAAGTGTCTCTTGAAAAAATCGGTAATGAAATCCAATCAATTGGTAATGTCACTGTAATATCTGGATTGATTATTGATTTTAAAGAAGAAACACAAATTAAATTAGTGATTGCCGGGAATTGGACACAGGCTTTGGGTGGACTTACAGCATTAGCGGATGAATTGGAGGATACATCTGATAAAGATGAATCCTTAAATATTATAGGAAACTTATTACAATCAATTGGGAATTCATTACAGGCAATAGGAGGTATTAACGAATTAAAAAGTATCAGAAATGAGAACCAGTCTAATAAAGAAGGTAATGTAAATGATGTGGAGAAAAATACAGACACTCAGGTAAAAAACGAAACTAATGAAAATGAAGAAGGAAAGTTAATAGATATTATAGGAAGTTGGGTTCAAGCAGTTGGTTCTGTAATTTCATTAATTGGACAAATACGTGAAGAGAATGAGGAATTGGAAGGGAACGATGAATAGAGTAATTTAATAGAACAGTTAAAACAATAATTCTTTTAAAGTGAAAGCAAACAGAATATAGTCCGGCTAGAAAACTAGAGGACACCAATTCATTAAAGCGGCAATGAAAGCTGTTTTAAGAATAGGTGTCCTTTTTATTTTTAAAAGGAGATGGGGAAATGAAGGTGCTAAAGAATCAGTTACGTGAGTGGAAAAAGCAATCAAAACAAGCAAAGAAGAAAAATAAGAAAAAACGAAAAGAAAAACTAAGCACTCGTGACATTGAAGATTTAATGGGAATTCGTGGTCCACGTTATGAACGTAGACGTGGAGCTTTAAGACAAAAGTAATTTAAAAATAAAAAGGAGTGGTCTTACATGACTAAACAATTATCTTTCTTACCAAAAATCGATAGAACAGCAACACAAGAGGAATTAGAAGGCGTGTTGGAAAGCGTACGTATACATAGACAGTTTGGGATGATGCGTAAAGAAATGAAAGTCACTCCTTCTTATGAAATACGTGAGCATGGTCCTACACATGCAGTCGGAAAACCGTTAGAAGATGTTGCTATAGCGAATATTCAACAAAGTAAAAGAGAAGAGTGGCTTGAGAGAATGTCATTACGTATTGATCAGTTTCTAACTCGATTAGGAAACGGACGTGCTGGAAGTATTCAAAGGGATATTATTTATAAACGTTATTTAGAAGAAGAGGACGTATGTGATTACATGGTTTATAACGAAATCGGAATGTCAGAGCGTACATATCGCCGTTGGAAGTCTAAAGCGTTTTATAAACTTGCTTTTGCACTTGGATTAGAAGTTTACGAGACAGAAGAAACTGGAGGTAATGAATAGTGAATTTTGTTCAACCGATACGTGATCCAGAGCAAATACAACAAATTAAAGAGTATTTAAAAGTAAAGAACGAACGTAATTATATCTTGTTTGTAATGGGAATTAACACAGGCCTACGCATTAGTGATATTCTAAAACTGAAGGTTGGAGATTTAAAGGGAAGCCATATTTCAATGCGTGAAATGAAGACAGGTAAACAGAAACGTATTCAAATTACTGCAGCATTAAGAAGAGAGTTAAAATGGTATCTCGAAGGTATGGAAGATTATGAGTATCTAGTTAAGAGTAGGCAAGGAACGAATCGACCAATTGGAAGAAGTATGGCGTATAAAATACTTAGCAGTACAGCAGCAGAGTTTGGATTAGATGAGATTGGGACACATACATTACGTAAGACATTTGGATATCATATGTACATGCAGACAAAGAATATAGCCTTGCTAATGGAGATATTCAATCATTCAAGTGAACGGGTAACGTTAAGATATATAGGAGTAAACCAAGATGCAATGGATAAAGCAATGACTAGGTTTAAAATCTAATCATTGCTTTTTTCTTTTTAATTTTTGTTCCATAGATATAAATGGATAAGGGGTGAGCTTTTTGGGGCTATTAATAATGATAGATTAGGTTAATTTTACATGTATACGAAATTTATCATTATTCATTATGAATTTTTATTGATGGTATTTATATATATATTTACTCATAAGAATGAAACTAGGTTAGCATTTACTGGGGGGATTACGAATGAATAGGGATGAAACCTCATTACACCCTGATACGGGTGTTACGTCTGTAATGTTTGTTGAACGATCATTAAATGAAATTCGTTTTTGGTCTAGAATCATGAAGGAGCATTCTCTTTTTCTTCGATTGGGGTTTAGATGTGAGGATACCCAACTAATCGAAGAAGCTAATCAATTTTATCGATTGTTTGAACATATCGAACAAATAGCGTATTCCTATACAAATGAAACAGATCCTGGGCAAATAAAAAGATTTAATTCAGAAGTACAACAAGCTGCAACTAATATTTGGGGATTTAAACGAAAAATTCTAGGATTAATTCTCACATGTAGATTGCCAGGACAAAACAATTTTCCGCTGTTAGTTGACCATACAAGTAGGGAAGCTGATTATTTTAGAAAACGTTTAATTGAATTAAATGAAGGTAAATTAGATGCACTTCCTGATGCTATTATTAAAGAGAATGTTTTCTTTTTAAGGATTATGGCAGACCATGCTAAATTTATTGGTCATCTTCTTGATCCATCGGAAAGAAAGCTTGTAGATACAGCTCGGAATTTTAGCAATGATTTTGATGAATTGATGTATCAAGCAGTTGACTTAGAATCTATGAAACCACAATCTCAAACAGTTCCTCTTTTAGATCAATTTTTAGATCAAAATCGTGTGTCAGTCACATCTCTCCGTGATTTTAAGAAAACGGCACGTGATTTAATTGAGCAATGTAAAATAAAGAGTATCATTCATCCATTATTAGCAGACCATGTTTTCCGTGAGGCTGATAGGTTTCTTGAAATCATTGATATGTTTGATGTTCATCTTACAAATATTAAATCACAATCTAAATAGTCTGCCTAATTTCAAATAAGAATAAGCTCCTTTATTTCATATATAACTAGGTTAAATATCAATATGAATTTTTAAAAGTACCAATACGTAAAGGCTGCCACATATTAGTGATGGATAATATGTGGCAGTCTTTATTTTTTTTGTACTACATTTTAAAAATGAAGAATTTTGTATACAGTTCCTCGTTTTTATTGTGTTGTGTAACTCGAAAGAGCGAGTATTATGAAGCTATGAATATCAAGGGAGGCGGCGTTTGGCTTAGTTACACAAAATATAAGATATGGGTAAGTGGTAGTATCAAGGAATTGAATGGTGTATATACATAAATATAAAATGTAAGGGGGAGGTAATTGTGATTCATGTTAAATGAAGAACTATTAGAAGTAATAATTAGATATAAAAGGAATACTGGAAGAAATCCTGATGTGTTAAAGCTAAATCCAACTTATTTTAGAAATATTCTAGAAGAATTGAATTATCCACAGTGGATTATAAAAAAGAAAATGACAGAAATGAAAAAAAGTATATTCGGTGTATCAGTGGAATTAACAGATGCAGTGGAAAAATTTGAACTATGAAAAAGTTGGCAGAGTCGTGACCGCTTTTTGGCAGGAAATGTGCCGGTTATTTTGGAATTAATGTGTTATATTTGTATTGTGGGAAGTGGCGGGAAACACAACTCATTATGTTGTTTTTAAAATTCTAAACGGTTCGTAATGATGGCGCATAAAATCCGAAACCAACAGATGGTAACGATTGAATGATACCGTTATTAAGGAGAGCTTTTGCTCTTCTTCCAGTTACTTAATAATGCATAAAAAGATTGGTGCAGCAATATTAGGTGATTGGAAGAAGGGTAAAACTTCATTTACCGTAATTAAAATACAAATAAATAATTGATATCAGAGCATCCATAACGGCTGCTTTTTTCTTTGTTATATAGAAATTACACATTAAACGTATTTAAATACTGTTTTAGGTATAACATGAATTGACATCAATGGTACAGATATTAGATGTTAAATGTACCGTGAAACTCTTGGAAATACAATGATGGGAAATTATAATGATATTGGTATATTACAGGAGAAGGCGCAATTGTAGGAGTAAAGGGGATATGCCCAGGTTGCATACCATATTGACCATATGAAGGATATTGAGGTAAATGTTGCCAAGCAGAAGCTGGAGCTACAACAATCCTCATCGGTAAAGGATTCATAATATAATCACTCCTAAAGTAGTATTCATGTAATAGGGTATGCGCTCACTGAATATAGATGTGCACAATCTAGGCCTATAAACATAATAATTAACGAACAGAAAATACGGTTACTAATCTTATGATGTGTCCATTAGGGATGTTTTATTTTTAGAACAAACATGTGTATAGCAATTAGAGCAGGCGCTGCCGTGATCTGGGTGGCGTCTTGTTTATTGTTAAGGAAAGATAAGCGCAAACGTGTTGTATTTATTATGAGGTGATACATATGGAATTAGAATTATTAAATGATTTAACAGCAGAGTTAAAGACACGAGTTTTATCTGATGCAGTTACATGGGAATTAATTAATGATATTGTATTGGATCATTTAGAGAGAATGACAGATAAAACAAAAATGAATGAAATGGGTATAGGGATGTATGGTGTTAAATGGGAAGATGTTAATTTGAAACCATATGCAGCGCTAGATAATGTTATTGGTGTTAATGATGCTCATCTTATTAGCGGCCTTTCTCCTGGTCATATAAAGAATCTATGTGCAGCAGGTGCTATTGAATCCAAAAAGGTCGGCAATACGTGGATTTTAGATAATGAGAGATTTAGAGTATGGTTTGAATGCTCCCAATTAAACGAAACAAACTCAACACAACCCAAATATTGTAAGGGGTGATGGTATTGTCAAATGTACAATATACTGCTCATGCAAATAATGATAGTAAAGATGCTACAGAATATGTAAATGCATTAGCTTATATATCTTCATTTTTGTTAGCTTATTCTGATCAGAAAGTTATCGATAAATTGCTAACTCAATCCAATGAAAAAGAAACTGAACTAATTAATGGTATTTTAAGTAGATTGCAACTGCGTTTGTCCGAAAACTAGTGTCTCAAAAACAAAACATTGTGAGACACTTCGTTTATGGGCCTTAAAACCTATAAAAATGGTATAACAAATGTCTCAAAACTATGTCTCAATTAATAATTGATTTTGATACAGGAATTTGATACACTTTTTATATCAAATAACAAGGGATGATGGTGCATGATATTCGGATATGCTAGGGTTTCTACTAAAAAACAAAATTTAGATATGCAATTGGATGAATTAAACCGTTATGGTTGTGAAGAAATAGTTACAGAAAAAGAAAGTGGAGCGAAAAAGGACAGAAAAGAGCTTCAATTATTACTTGGCAAACTTCGTAAAGGTGATACATTGGTTGTTTACAAGTTAGATCGTTTAGGAAGAACCATGCACCAGTTAGTTAATTTATTGCAAGAATTTAATGATAAGGAAATTCACTTTGTTTCTATTAAAGATGGTATTGATACATCTACAACAATGGGAAGGTTTTTATTTCATATATTTGGTGCAATGGCTGAAATGGAACGCGAGGTTATTAATGAACGCGTTGTTAGTGGTGTAGCTGCTGCAAAAGAACGAGGAAAACAAGGTGGTCGCAAACGTGCTCATACTCCGGAACAGATAGAGGGTATGCTAAAAATGGTTGAACAAGGGTTACCTAAAGTTGATGTCTGTAAGATGTTCAATGTTTCAAGGGCAACTTTATATAGATACATAAATGAAGAAGAAAAAAATACGAAAAATTTAAAGTAGCGATTACGCTGCTTTTTTATTTTGTAAAGCAATTAGCGTGAGGTGGTGTAAATGGAAGAAGAAACTATAAACGTTCCTACATGCTCTGTTTGCAATGAGCCGTGCATGTGGACACTAAAAATGCCATTAACTATTACTCATTTTGATAAAACATATCTCCGTGAAGCAAATACGGATAATGCTCATATATGCATTGAGTGTTTAGAGAAGGAAGTGCAAACAATTGGATAAGGGGGCAGGTGTTATGTAATTATGGCCAGACAACGAAGTCCAGACCGTAACAAAGCGTATGAAATATTTAAAGAACATAATGGTGATATTACGAATCGTAAAATTGCTGAATTGTTGTCTACATCCGAAAAAACTGTAAATGAAAAGACGGTTGGCGGATGGAAATCCAAAGATGGATGGATAGATAAATTAAATGGAGTACTCCATAAAAATGAACGGAGTACTCCAAAGAAAGATACGGAGTACTCCAAAAAGAAACCAGGAGCACCCAAGGGTAATAAGAATGCTGTAAACAATCGTGGTGGAGCACCCAAGGGTAATAAGAATGCTGTAAACAATCGTGGTGGAGCACCCAAGGGTAATAAAAATGCTGTCGGTAATTCCGGTGGCGCTGCTCCACTGCGTAATGGTAATGCTGCTACTCATGGTTTGTATAGAAAATACTTACCGCAAGAAATATATGATTTAAAAGAAGAATTAAAAGAAGCAGTTAACAACGATTCCTTAACAATCATTTGGGATAGTATTATGCTGCAGTACACTCAAATCATTCATGCTCAACGTATTATGTTCGTTAGAGACAACGAAGACATGACAAAGGAACTGAGGAAAAATAAACTTACGGAAAGTGGTTATGAGGAAGAGTGGGAAATTCAATTTGCTTGGGATAAGCAAGCTAGTTTCTTAAATGCTCAATCGAAAGCAATGTCAACGCTAGTAAATCTAATTGAAAAATACGATAGATTAGCTAATACAGAAGAACAAAAACTACGAATAGAGAAACTCAAGAAAGAGATCGCTGCTATTAAAGTTGATGGTGATACTAATCAGAATACAGAAGACTGGAAAGAGTCTCTTATGAAGATAGCAGAGCGCAGACGTAAACAAAAGGAAGCTGAAGCTAATGAGTAATACGGCTTTTAGTGAATTTATGGAGATTATCGATATTTATTGGGATGATCCGGTTGCGTTTGCTGAGGATATGCTAGGTTTTTATCCGGATGAATGGCAGAGAAAGGTTCTTATGGATTTGGCACAAAGTCCAAAGGTTTCAGTGCGTTCTGGCCAAGGTGTTGGTAAAACAGGTCTTGAGTCAGTTGTTGTTATTTGGTTCCTCTGCTGTAGGCCGAATCCAAAAGTTATTTGTACAGCTCCTACAAAGGAACAGTTATTTACTGTACTTTGGGCTGAAATAGCGAAGTGGTTAGAAGGTAGTGCGGTTAAAAATCTACTTAAATGGACTAAAACACGAGTATACATGATTGGTAGTGAAGAACGTTGGTTTGCTACTGCTAGAACAGCAACGAAGCCGGAGAATATGCAGGGTTTCCACGAAGATTATATGTTATTTGTATGTGATGAAGCTTCTGGTATAGCAGATCCTATTATGGAAGCTATACTTGGTACTTTATCTGGTGCAGAAAATAAATTGTTTTTATGCGGAAACCCAACAAGAACAAGCGGTGTATTTTATGATTCTCATAATCGTGACAGAGATTTATATAAAATACATAAAGTCTCTAGCTTAGATAGCCCTCGAACCAGTAAAGACAATATAGAAGTATTGAAAAAGAAATATGGTGAGGGTTCAGATGTTTGGCGTGTACGTGTACTTGGTGAATTTCCTAAAGCAGAAGCAGATGCATTTATCCCGTTAGAAATTGTAGAGCAAGCAGCATCTTGTAAAGTGGAGCCGACTGGTGAAACACTTGACTTAGGTGTTGACGTTGCGCGATTTGGTGATGATGAAACTGTAATTGCTCCAAGGATAGGAAATAAAGTCTTTAAATTATTAAACCACTATAAACAAGATACTATGGAAACTGCTGGTCATGTATTGAAATTAGCTAAGGAATACATGGCAAAGTACAAGCAGTTAAAAAGAGTGGATATAAAAGTCGATGATAGTGGTGTTGGTGGTGGTGTTACGGACAGATTGAAAGAAGTTATTAAATCTGAACGATTACCATTCAAAGTATATCCGGTTGTGAATAACGGGAAGCCGCTTGATGATGAGCATTATGATAATGCAGGTGCAGAAGGTTGGGCCGTAGTAAGAGATTTACTTGAAGAGAATATGAAAGCATTTATACAGGGTGAAGAACCTACAATGGAGATTCCAAATGATGAAAAAATGATTTCTCAATTTTCTAGCCGTAAATACAGAATAACAAGTAGAGGTAAGATTGCATTAGAGCGAAAAGAAGAAATGAAGAAACGCGGATTGCAATCACCCGATAGAGCAGATGCTATAGTTCTAGCCTTCTATAAACCAAAAGTAGTTATGGGTGGGAAGGTTAAAAGAGTGTAGTCGGACATTTATTGTTCGGCTATTTCTTTTGCTCTTTATTAATAGAAGAAAGGAGGACATACAAACAATATGAGCGATAAGAAAACAATTAAGAATGTAAAAGTATTTGGTATTAATAAAGCGGCTGATGATCCGAACAACAAGGAAGACAACAGCAAGCAAATGGCAGTTGATCCATTCGCTCAAACATATAGTGATAAAGGATTAATTAAACCTCCTTATGATATGGCAGTGCTACTGGATATAAAGGAAAGTAATCCTATTCATTCTGCTTGTATTAGCGCAAAAGTCGATGATATTGCAGGTGTTGGTTTTGACTTTGCCCCTTTTGAAGAAGTAAAAGAAGCCGCGAGCCAGGAGCAATATAAAAGGTTAAAAGAATTTATGAGAAATTGTAATCCGGAAATGACAAGCTCCGAGATCATAAGGGCCGTATGGGATGATTATGAAACAGTTGGATGGGGCATTATTGAAGTTGTTCGTAATAACAAAGGGGAACCGTCAGAACTGTACCACATTCCAGCTCATACAGTTCGTGCTCATAAAGATAAAGTTCGCTTTGCTCAAATCGTAAGTAACAAAGAACGATGGTTTAAAAAGTTCGGTTATCCTGATGAGTTTCGTCTTGATGATGGTAGGGAATTAAATGCAGAAGATATTGCAGAAAGCGGAACAGAAAAAGCCGGAGAAGTAATTGTTATTCGTAAATTCGGTTCTCGTTCTTCTTATTATGGGATACCTAATTACGTTAGTTCTATCGGTTCAATAGTTGGATCTCAAGCAGTGAGAGATTACAATATAAACTTTTTTACAGGTAAGACAATTCCAGACGCTCTGCTATTCCTTGAGGGTGTCGATGAAATAGATGAGGGAACAGAAAACGAACTAAAAGCATTTTTCTCTGCAGAAACTAAGGGTGAACATCATAAGTTGGCCGTAGTTCCTGTTCCACCAGGAGCAACAGCTAAGTTAGAAAAAGTCAGTCCAGACGTAAAAGAAGGTAGTTTCCGTTTATATAAGCAGGATAGCGCAATGGAGATATGTGTGGCCCATCGTGTACCACCTTATCGTATTGGTTGGGCTATGACAGGTTCATTAGGACAAACAACTGCTAAAGAAATGAACGAGATGTACAAGCGTTCTATTATTGAACCTGGACAAGAAATATTAGAACATCGATTAAATAATCAATTGTTCCGTGTATTTGCTGAAATACTAGGCGGTTTAGATTGGTATTTCAAATTAAATGAAATCGATACGGATGATCGTGAAGCAGATTTGAAGTATGCAAAAGACAGTTATGAAGGTGGAATATTAAAACTGAATGAGTCCCGTAAAGTAGTAGGTTATGAACCTGTACCAGAAGGTGATAAATTCTTTGATGGTACAACTGAACCTTCTCTACCAGAACCAATTGCGAAAGCTGCAGATAATGAGCAGGATAACTTAATTGCTATTAATGCATTTAGGGAAAAGCATGAAGAAATAGAGAAAGCTATGCAAAAGAAGGTAGCTGATTTTTTTCAGAGCAGGGAAAACGGCTCTTAAACCTGCTTCCCGTAATTCGTATTAATAAAGCAAATGAAGAGATTGATCTTGTAATTGCAGAAGCAGAAGTTGATGAATTTCTGGATAGTGTTGATTGGGATGAGGAACGACAAATGTTTGTCGATGAAGTCACCGACACACTACAGGATGATGTAACAGAGTTTATACAGAGTACTATAGCTTCTAACGGTTTATCCTGGATGGTATTAGATCCAATTGGTGACGTTGCTGCAAAATGGGTAGCTACTTATGCTTTTGAATTAGCAAAGGGAATCCATGAAACCACTAAAGATAGATTAAGAGAAACAATGCTAAAGAATCTTAGTGAAGGAATGGGTGTCGATGCATTAAGTGTTTCTATTGCAGATGTGATGTCAGAAGCAAGTAACTACAGAGCAATGATGATTGCACGAACAGAAACAACATATGCAATGAATTACGGCAATTTAATTGCTTATAAGGGCGCAAATAGAACTAAGAAAACATGGCTTACAGGAAATGATGAGCGTGTTTGTAAAGAATGTGGTGGTTTACATGGGGAAACGGTAGATATTGATGATCTATTTAGTAATGGAAAGATGTGTCCGCCAGCTCATCCACATTGCCGCTGCACTATGATTTCAGAAGAGTAATAAAATACACCTATTTGATTGGGGTTTCATCGTCAAAACGTATGCGGCTTTAAACTGGCTATTATGCGTTTTGACAGTGGAACCCCAATATTTATAGGGAAGGAGGTAAAACGATGGGATACGAACTAAAAAACGCCAATATCAGCTATGTTTCATTAGTTACAAAGGGAGCTAATGGTCGTCAATTCGCCATTATGAAAAGCGAATCTGCTAAACAACCAAATATATCAAAGCAAGTTCCAATCCTTAAAACAGAGGAAGAGAAGCAGCTTGTTACAGGTGTTGTGTATGAACCGGATGTAGAAGATTCACACGGGGATACAATGACTGCAGAAGAAATAGAAAAAGCCGCTTATACCTTTATGGAAAATTACCAGCACATCGACAAACAGCATGATGAAATCGCTGGTAAAGGGACAGTTGTTGAAAACTGGATTGCTAAAAGTGATATGACAGTAGGCGAACAGGAAGTAAAAGCAGGAACATGGCTTATGACAGTTCGTGTTGATGATGCAGACACCTGGGAAGAAATTAAAAAAGGTGAAGTTACCGGTTTTTCTATGGGTGGATTTGGTGAACGTGTAGAAATCGCGAAGGCAGATGATCTTACTCGTGAAGAGAAAGGTATCATTCGTAAAATGGTCGGTTTCTTTAAAGGTGAAAAACACGAAATTAAAAAGGGCGAAGTAAAAGACCGCTTTATTGATGAAAAACAAAAGCGTGATTTACGGGCTGTCTTTAATTTATTTGAAGATGTGTTTTATTGGGAGATTTGGGAAAGCAATCCCGATATTGACCGTATGGCAACTGCTCTTGATGATATGAAGGATATACTTTCTTCTATTAAAGGCGGTTATACCATCGCAAAATCAGAAGATAGTGTACAAGCAGAAAACATTGTATTAGAAAGTATTAAAAAAGCTGGGAAAGTATTATCCCAAAAGAATCATGAAAAATTAGATGAAGCATTAGCTTTAATTAGTGAAATAAAAGAAGCTGCTTCACCACAGGAGGAAGACGAAATGAAAGCAGAAGATATTGCAGAGATTGTTAAACAAGCGGTAGAGCCACTAACTACTAAGTTAGATAAGATTGAAAAGCAAGTGAATGGCGAAGAAACACCAACACCAGAAGAGCTAACAGAGGAAGAGAAAACTGCAGCAGTTATCCAAAAAGCATTAGAGCCATTTGCTGAACGTCTTGAAAATATCGAAAAAGCTGCTTCTATTCGTAAAAGTTTAGATCCAGACGAAGAATACATTCCAGGGCAACAACCAATTAAAAAATCTATATGGACAGGCGTTAACCTGTAATATAAGGAGGAAATATTAATATGGGAACAACATACAACAATCACCAATTATTAAAGCGTCTATCTAAAATTGAAAAGACAATTACTACAGGTTCAGTTTCTTCTGGTTTATTAAATCCAGAGCAAAGTAAAGAATTCTTTAGAATGGCATTTGACGCAACACCATTCTCTCAATTACATCGAAAAGAAATGCGTAAAGCAAAACAAGGTGTACTTGATAAAGTTGGTATTGGCGGTCGCATTCTACGTAAGAAAACAGAGAATAAAGATGAGGATTACCGTGCAGGTGTTACTACATCAACTATTCCATACAATACAAAAGCACTCCGTCTACCTTGGGAAATTACAGAAGAAACGCTGCGTGAAAATATTGAAGGTGAAGGCTTTGAAGATACTGTAATGACACTTATGTCAACTCAAACAGGTATTGATTTAGAGGATTTACACTGGAATGGTGATGTTGAATCATCTGATCCGTTTTTATCAATTAACGATGGCTGGTTGAAGAAGATTCTAAAATCAAAAGAATCGCATATTATTGACCACGCTAAACTAGTAGCTGGTACAGGGGAAGAAGCAAAAGCTAATGGATTTGGTAAAGGTTCGATCTTTGCTTTATCTGGTGTAATGCCAAATAAATATAAAAATAGTAATCTACGTTGGATTATGTCACCAAATCGTAGAGAAAAATGGATTGAATATTTAACAAACCGTCCAACTGGAGCGGGAGACGCTGCATTATTAGGAGCTGGCGATCAAGTAAATAAACCAATGGGTTATGGGATTGTTACAGTTCCTTCTTTATCAGATGACATTATTATTCTTGCAGATCCACGTAACTTTATTGCTGTTAACACATATGAAACTCGCATTCGTAAAACAACAGAAGGTAAATCTGCAGTAATGGAAGATAAACGATTCTATGTAATTCACTTTGATGATGATGCTGTAATTCAAGAAATGGATGCAGTAGCAATCCTAACAAATATTCCGGATGCGTTTGGAGCTTAATATCCAGGCGTATTTTTTATGGGAATAAACCCTTTGTTATTAGGGTTTTGAATGTATACTTTTTTAATATTTTCTTGTTTTTAATGGGATACGAGATGGAACCAATAAAACCAATAATACGAATGTAAACTTTCATGCAATAGTTTACATTCGTGAAAGGAGTGTTAATTATGAAAGTAGTTACGCTGCGATACGGTGGAACTTATACCGCTTATGGACAAAAGTTTAAGAATGGCCAAGAAGAAACAATTGCAAATGAAAAAGCTGATTACCTTGTAAGTACTGGACATTTTGAACTTGTAAAAGAAGTCGATAAGAAGGAGAAAGAAACATAATGGATATTACCTTGCAGGACATTAAAGACCGCGTAAATGTGCAGAAGATGCCTGATACATTAATTCAAGAACTAATAGATTACTATACAGTTATTGCTAGGAAGTATTTAAGAGTTAAGCCGGAGAATCCGATGAAAGAAATCATCCAAACAAGTAAGCTAGGTTGGCTTTCGTTTCCTGCTGAATCTATAGCAAAAGTTACTCATGTTAGTTCGAAACAAGATATGACCAATTCTATTACTGTAAATGGGCGGATTGTTTATGGTTTATCCGAAAATCAGTTATATGAATTCGAATATAAGATACAAGATTATGATGATCTGCAGGTACTTATGAAGAAATGTATTATTGATTTGGTTGTTTCTGCAGTAGTTCGTGCTAACTTACAACGAAAAGGTATGAAGACATCGGAAAGTATTGGTGATTACTCTTACCAGATTAGCCCAGAAACGCTAGATGAACC